AAATGAAAGAGTTGCAAGATAAGCTAACACCTTTATTACAAAGTGCTGGAGGGGCTGGCCCAGGTGCAGGAGGAATGCCAGCTGGTTTTGATCCAAGTCAATTTGCGGGAGCAGGAGGTGCGGCAGGAGGAGCTGATTATTCAGGTCCAGGTATGCCACCTGGATTTGACCCAAGTAAATTTTCAAATAAAGCTCCTACTCATCAACCAAATATCGAAGAAGTGGACTAATTAAAAACACGTATCGTATTCAATTTATAATTATAAATTGATTACAAATATAGAATTGAATATTCAAATAATGTTTGTATACTATTATTACAAATGATTATACCAGTTCGTTGTTTTACATGTGGAAAAGTTATCGGAAATAAATGGAATTCGTATTTAGAATTAAAAGATAAATATGACGAAAAAATAGCTTTAGATAAGCTTAAGTTAAATAGATATTGTTGTAGAAGAATGTTATTAACACATGTTGAATTGATTGACAAACTATTAAATTATAATAGTTTGTCTTCGTAATATAAAAGTAATAAAACAAAAAATATTTTATATTATAAAATAGCCAATGGATAAATATTTTATAATAAAAAATTATACAAATGGTCAGATCATATCTGAAGTAATTAAAGATTTATATAATACGCTAAATATGAATGGTGAGACAAATATTCTTTTTATTAGAACACCAACAACAGGGGAATGGTTAGATAGAATATTCATACATAATAAAAATATAGATAGAATTTTATACGATACAAAAAAAAGTAGAAACTTTACATATCATAACGATACTATTATAAGTACACATGAAAATTTAGAAAATATACTAACAAAATTGAATAAAAAATATGATTTGATATGTATTGATCCATTTCATGAGTATGATACAAGCAAGAAAGATCTATATTTATTTTATTCTTTTTTAAGTGATAAAGGTGTTATGGTATGTCACGACTGTTTTCCATTGAATAAATTACTTGCGGCTCCGACGTTTAAGACTGGTGATTGGTGTGGGGAAACCTATGTAGCTTTTATAGATTTTGCTTATCATAATGATCATTTATTCTATGGGTTATTACAAATAGATACTGGAATTGGTTTGATAAGCAAATTGCCTTTGGAATCACTAAAAAATAATTTTGATACCGGAAAACAAAATGAATTATTGACATATAAAAATAATGAAAACATCAATATATATGAATATTTTTGTAATAATTGTAAAGATATGATGAATATCTTTACATAATAACCTGTATATAAGTATACTTAGTAAAAGTTTAAAAAATTATTTGTTACACTTATAAATTCTTACTACAATTTATAATAAAAGATTAAAATAAATTTAATTCTTTTAAATTGCATTATAATAAATAATGGATATAAATAAATTTTTTAATTCAGATACATTACGAGAATTTAAAGATGCTATAGATTTTCAAAATATATATTCGAAGGAACAACTTGGTTATAGTTTTAGAATACAAGACTATTTACCATTATCTTTATGCACTACAAAAGAAAAACCAATAACAATAGAAGAATTAAAAGATAAAGTAGAATTTACACGAGATAATATAAGAGTAGTAGTAAAAAATATATATTTAGGAAAAGAAATTTTTAATAAAGGTATAATTGTTGGTTATAACAAGCGCAAAAGTAATTTTTCAGTGAAATATTTAAATCCAGAACTACTCAATCATACTAAAGTATCAGAATTAGATAGATATACTTATGGTCCATATCAAGTAAACTTCGAAGATATACACTATGATACTGATTATTTACGTGATTATCTTATTAGAACATTAACCTATACCGATTTAATTATAGATTTTATTATAATAACTGATAATGCGAATAATACATGTGGGATTTTAGCTGTTGAAAAAGGTGAATGTGATGATTATCCAGATTCTTGGACTATCAGAATCATTTGCAATCTTAATAAAGCAGAATGCAAAGGTTATGTTTTGAAACTTATGGGCGCATACATGTATATATTAAAACGGACAAATATACAAGAATATGGAATTTTAGAGTTAGCAGGCGGATTTGATAATTTAAATGGTTATTGTACATATACAAAATTCGGGTTCATTCAAAATCCTACATTTGGATGTTCACCTCCTTTTGTAGAAGGGCGGTATAGAGATGGGATATATATAAGTGGTAATTTGAAAATGTTATCTAATGTTTCAAGAATTACATTAGAACAAATAATAAGTGTCAGTAATAGTGGAGTTAAATTCCCAATACCAAGACCATTAATATGTGATCGTACAAAATTCATAAATGAAGAAGAGCAAAAAAGATATTCACAAATATTGCAGGAAGATTATGATAGATTAGAAAGAACCCATTCAACAAGATTTTTGGATAATACTCTTATGTATTTAAAATATAATAGATACGAAATAAATAACGCTAAAAATAGATTATATCCAAGAAAGATGGAAAGTGAAAGTGGAAGCGAAGAAGATGTTGTAATGACAGATCCCGACGAGATATTTATTGATGGTATAAATAGTAAACGAAGTCCAAGGAGAAAAAGTGTAAGAAGAAAAAGTGTAAGAAGAAGTAAGAAAAAAAGTAAGCAACAAATTAAAAGACGAAGTAAAAGACGAAGTAGAAAAGCTGTTCGAAAATAAAACTAATTTAAAGACAAGGAATATATAATATATATAATGAATCGTTATTTAAGATTGTATCCTGTTCAATGGCCTATTTTTAGTATTAAATTTTACACTCAAGATCGAGACGGTTGGTGGAATCCGAAACCAAAAAAGGCTAAGATTAAAAAAGATATTTTACATATTCAATAAATTATTTAATAATAATAATATTATTAATAAATGTCGTATAAACTCAACATTGAATCTAAAACATTAGATAACAATTATTATAGAAATGTTTTATATACCAATGAAAATATACAACTTGTAGTAATGAATTTGCTACCATACCAAGAAATAGGTATGGAAAAACATAATGGATCGCAATTTATTAGAGTTGAAAATGGTTCCGGTCTTGCTATAGTAAAAAATAAAAGATATTATTTGAAAGATGGTTCGGCAATTATAATAGATACAAATACTTATCATAATATAATCGCGGGTAAAAATGGTATGAAATTGTATTCTATTTACACACCACCTCAACATAAACCAAATATCAAACAAAAAGAAAAGTAATTTTCTTAAACTAACACTAGTTTAAGAAACAATCAATTGTATCATTTATCTATATGATAAAACACAGTTTTCATTTAATTTAACATTATTAAAGTCTATTTCTTGTTCATTAACATATTTAGGATATACAACACTACAAGGAGGTTGAAAATAATGTTTTGGGTTTATATCATGATGTTTTTTCTGTTTATCATTTTTAATAAAAGGTGGATCATAGCAATTTTCATTTCTTGGTCTCCAACCAGCTTCTCTTTCTGCTACAATTGGATAATCTGAAGTAGCTTCACCTCTAAACCATCTAGAGTAAGGAAAATTGTCATAATCCGTAATTACATTTTTATTAGTATTGTTCGTACTATAATATATATTATAACCTTTTTTGTTATTAATTTGATATCTAATATTTTCAACATTACGATTATTAATATTATTTGCAAAAGATGAATCCATTTTATAATTATAAAGAAAAATATATTAATTAATTATAATTTTTGCACCTCACCGATATTTATCATTGTCGCAAGAAATAACCAACCTAGTAAGGGAGTTATTAATAATTTGCTCTGTAAATTTCCCAATGTATAACAAAATAAAGTAAGAATAAAACATATAACTAATATGTAGATTGCATTTATCGTGTCATGTTCGCAAGAATAAAAATTAATCCACAAATTATAAGCACGAAAAAAAAAATTGAATTTAATAATATAGACCCGAGTAATAAGGTCAGATATGACTAGAAAGTTGAGTGAAAATATATATAAAACTATCAATAATAGAGTTAAGTTGTTTTTGAATACAAATAATGATGTAGAATCTTGGGATTCAGAAGACAATCAAACTACATTCAAACAACTAATTAAAAATCTTCTTAAGAAGAATGACAAACTTGACAAACCTGATAATTTACCTAAAAAGCCGAGTACAGCCTATATTTGTTTTTGTACTTCGGAAATGTCAAATTTCAAAGAAAATAATCCCGATCTTAACAATAGAGAGCTTATGAGCGGTTTATCTAAAGAATGGAATAAAATCAAGGGTAATGATTCAAAAATACATAGATTTAAAGAAATGGCTATCCTAGATAAAGAAAGATATCAAAAAGAAATGACAGAATTCAAAAAAGAAAATCCAGAAGCTGAAAAAAATCAGCAAGTAAAAAAGCCCAAGTCTAATTATTTGTTTTATTGTGGTGAAAACAGAGCACTAATTGTTAGCGAAAATAAAGATTTAAATCCAAAACAAGTTATGTCAAAGTTAGGAGACGGTTGGAAAAAGCTCAAGTTAGAAGGTGGTGAAAAATTAAAATATTATGATGGTCTAGCAGCTACGGATAAAGAAAGGTATTTACAAGAAAAAGAAAATAGTAAGGGTGAAGAAGTCGTAGAAAAGCCAAAGAAGAAAACTACAAAGTCAAAGAAGGAAAAGACTGAAGACGGAGGAAAGAAGAAAAAGACTAAAGAAGAAGTTGTTGTGGAGGAGGTGGAGGAGGTGGAGGAAGAAGAGGAAGAAGAAAAGCCAAGTAAGAAAAAGACGAAAACTAAAGTTGAAAAGAAATCTGCTTCTGAGTTAGAAGTAGAAAATAAACCCAAAAAGTTAAACGGATATATAAAGTACTTAAATGCTAACAGAGAAAGTTACAAGAATGATAATCCAAGTATAAGTTCTAAGACTATTACTCAGGAGTTAGCTTTGCAATGGAAGCAGCTTTCTGAAGAAGAGAAGAAGTTTTGGAAAGATAAATAAGTTAGTGAGTAACTTTTGCGAATTATATATAAAAATTGAATTTTTATTTTATTAATTAAAATAAAAATGCAGGCATGAGTAATTCATCTACAATTATCATACAACCTAAATATTTTTATGAGTGTAAAGATATTAATTATTATCGAAAAGTTAAAACTATTTTAGAAAATAGAATATGCTGGTTTTGCGAAAGACCATGTGATAGTTTTGTATGTATTTGTAGCAAATGCAAATCTGAAAAATTAAAAAACAAAAATAATATATTTAAGTCTTGAAACAGAAATTTACAGATGTTTTTATAATTGGGACACTTTATTTTTAAACATAATATTGTGTTTAAAAATACTTAATTATGATTGTTTTTTCATTTCAAATTCCTATGAAAACGGGTGTAAAAGTATGATCATAATATTTAGGAATAAACTGGTTTATATATTTACACGGTAACATATTGTTGGTCATTTGGAAGATTTTTAAATTCTTCTAGTTTATCTATTAGCGTAAGTAAATAAGAATCTTTTTCACTGTTGTCATCTAAAAAATTAAATTCCGGAACTTGAATACAATATCCAGTTTTTTTAACTTCCGGATTATCATCGATAATGATTGTATTATATTTATTATATCCTTTCAATTTATATATATCCCATAAAATACTCAAATCTTTTATACCGTTCTTTAACTTTTTAGATATATCACAATGATAGGAAAAAAATATATAATCTAGTTTCCTATTCTTAATATTGTTTAATATTATATTTTCAATTATAAACAATGCATAATCTTTACTTGCAGCAGTATAAACACTAACATTAAAATTTTTAAATATATATCTTAAAAACTTATCTAAATTCGGTCTATAAAACACAGTATAATAAGAATCCATATTTTTATATTTAAATTTTTTCTTCTTATTGTCGTGGTTGCTATGTTCATATTCACTTTCAGAAATAGCAGATATTAATGTTTCATCCAAATCAAGAATCAAATTTTTTTTTTGTATTTTACCCATTTTATAATTATTAAGATTTTATAATTTATATTAAAATTTATTTAAAACATCGATATTATTAACATAAATGGAATCGCAAAATATTGTATTATTGTATAGCAAGTACTCTAATCATTCTAATAAATTGATTAAAATTATAGATGAATCTAACACTGATTTTATTAAAAATGTTAATCTAAGTACTTTATGTTTGGATAACGAAATAATAAGAAAAAGAATATTAAATTCAAAAAATATCATTGTGCAAAATGTCCCATGTATTTTAATATTATATAGTAATGGCGGAGTTGAAAAATATGAAGGTGAAGATGCTTTTAAATGGGTCGACGAAATAATATCAAAACTAAAATCTACAACTAGCCAACCCCAACCTGCATCTCATAATTTACAACAACCAATAATTCAACCTCGTATAAACCAACCTATGCCACCTCATATGCAACAACCTGTACCACCTCATATGCAACAACCTGTACCACCTCATATGCAACAACCTGTACCACCTCATATGCAACAACCTGTACCACCTCATATGCAACAACCTGTACCACCTCATATGCAACAAC